AGCCGGCAGAGATATGTTACATATGCGGCAGAGGAGGAAAATTACATAAACATCATATTTTTGGCGGAAATCCAAATAGGGAACACTCTGAGCAGTATGGCCTTACGGTCCATTTATGCCCAGATTGCCACACAGAAGGAAAGGATGCGGTGCACAAAGATGCAGAAATTATGGAAGCGTTACACAAAATTGGTCAAGCAGCTTTTGAGCAGGAACACACAAGAGAGGAGTTTATGTGGATTTTCGGGAAAAATTATCTTGACCCAAATCCAGACAACGAGCCAGACGGATGCCAAAGAGAACCCGAATGGGGGTTTATCTGGCTTGCAACTGATAATTAAAAGGCCGGAGTTGCTGCTTGGTGGAAAAATAACCTACATCGGCCCGGCACAATGTATATGGTGCGAGGAATTTGATAATTTGGACATGTGTCCGGGTGTAATGAACCGGAAGGAATGCCCGGTTGTGAGACGGGAGATTACAGTGGAATCAATCAGGTACAGTTGGAATGGAGCGCATGAATGCATATGCACCATTAACAACGGAGAACTGAGTATGAATTTACAGAAAAAAAATCTTATCACAATCGAAAAAGTGGAGGCACCATGGAAGAACTTCGTGTGGCCTGGGACATGGCCAGAAGCATAGAGAGCATACCAAAACATGCAGGGAGGCTATGCTACATAGGCAAAAGGATATTGAATGATAGGATATATCTCTTTTACCGGGACTCATCGTGGAATTATTGGTATAAGACCAGGATTATAACCAAGGACGGGATAATATCGGAATATGAGGCCATATTTGGACGGAAAGGAAGAAAACATGAATAGAGTCATTTTAATGGGCAGGCTCACCAGGGACCCGGATGTGAGATACACGCAGGGAGAGAAGTCAATGGCAATTGCCAGATATACGTTGGCAGTGGACAGGCGAGGAAAGAAGGAAAGGGACCAGGACCAACAAGCGGCTGATTTTATCAATTGTGTTGCATTTGACCGGGCGGCGGAGTTTGCGGAAACGTATTTCCACCAGGGGATGCGGGTGTTGGTATCCGGCAGGCTTCAAACAGGGAGCTATGTAAACAAAGAGGGCAAGAAGGTATATACAACAGAGGTGATTTTGACAGACCAGGAATTTGCAGATAGCAAGGGGAGCAATGCACCGGAAACCAGACAGGCCCAGGGGACGGACCTGGGGGACGGATTCATGAATATACCTGACGGAATAGAGGACGAAGGACTACCATTCGTATAAGGAGGAAGGAAATGAAAACAATATCAATCGCAAACCTCAAAGGCGGGGTACATAAGACTACAACAGCAGTGAGCATGGCGGAGCTGATAGCGGACCGATATCAGAAAAAGGTCCTGCTGCTGGATAATGACAAGCAGGGAAATGCATCACGCTTGTTTCGGCTATATAACCCGGAGTCATTACGGGGAGCGCCGGATATGATTAAGACCAGGGAGGCCAGAAAGAACATGGTCCAGACAGAGAATCAGAACCTTTCCATAATCCCATGCAATTATTATATGGAACAGGCCGTGCTGGACCTGCAAAACGACAGGGCCAGTAAGCAACATAACAGATACAAGGAGGCCCTGGACTCAGTAGGGGACATATTTGATTACTGCATTATCGACAATCCGCCAGATTTAGGGCTTAATGTGGTCAATGCCCTGGTGGCATCCCAGGAAATCATTATCCCCCTGCATTTGGATGATTACTCCATGGATGGATTGGAAATGCTGGTGGAACAGATTATGTCTATGCGTATTTTTAACCCAGATATTAAATTAGCCGGATGTCTAATCACTGGATTTGAAAAAACGGAAACCAGCGTGGCGGCTGAGGAATGGTTACGGGAAAAAAGTGGACAGCCAGTATTTGAAAGGCATATCCGACACTTTAAGCGGGCTAAGGATGCCACATTTATGCACCAGTCGCTTATTACATATAGCATACGCAGCGGAGCCGCCCAGGACTATAAAAAGTTTGTGGAGGAGTACATGGGGAGGGAAAGAAAATGATGGGATTCAATATTTTAAACACCCTAAATTCCGTCACACTGGCAGAGGCGAACCGGGCAGAGGAATACAAAGACATCATGATAGATTATCAAGATATCATAGTCACTAACCACAATAAATACAGCATGGAGGAAATACAGGAACTCGCAACAGGAATATTGCTGACGGGAGGTATACAGGAGCCTCTTATAGTGGGCCGGGTGGACGACGGGGCCGGGAATGGGTATCGTCTGATATCTGGGCATAGGAGGTTGCGGGCCATAGGCATCCTGGTAGAGGAAGGGAACGAAGAGTATAAAAAGGTCCCGTGCCGGTATAAGGATATGACTGAAACGCAGTTTCGCATGGAACTTCTTTGCGGGAATACATTTAACCGGAAAATGTCTGACTATGATTTGATGATACAGGCACAAGAGTGGAAGGACGTGCTGACACAAGCCAGGAAGGAAAAACTTATCATTCTGGATGAGGGAAAACGCATCCGGGACTATGTAGCCGGAATATTGGGAGAATCCACGGGAAAGATAGGGCAACTTAATGCAATCAATGCTAATGCCACACAGGAGGTAAAAGAAAAGCTTCAGACCGGGGAAATGGGAATTACCTCAGCCTACGCCGCCAGTCAGTTAGATCCGGAAAGTCAGAAAAAGGTCGTCTCCAGGATAGAAAGCGGGGAAGATGTTAGGAGCGAGGAGATACAGCGGATTATCGAAGAAAAACGCAAGCAACAGGCAGAGGAAGCAGATGGCCGGAAGGAAGAACTGGATCCAGATGACGAACAGGACCAAGAAAAAGAGCAACCATCAAACCAGGAGAAACAGGAACGGAAAATAGAGGACCAACAGAGGCAGCCGAATGTGTCGGATACTGACACAAATGAGGACGAAAAGGGCTACGCCAAAAGGCTCCATGTACTTAAGATGCTAGAGAAGTACTACACCTTTATGTCGGGGGAGGAATTGGAATTGCTGGAGCGTATTTTAGAGGACTGTAAACGCAGGAAACGGGAATATGCCATGGACGAAGATTAAAGAGGTATTGTGATGAAAAAAGTCATAGCCGATTTAACAGAGGAATTAAAAGTAAAAGAGAGAATCGAAGGGGTATTTATGACCGTTGATGATAAAACGGGACAATATGCAATCGAGATAAATTTTCCTTCTAAAATGATTCCGATTCATAGACTGTTTTTAATAATGCTTATGAGAAGGTGCATGAAATGCGCCTTGAAAATGAGATGGGCAAACAGAGATAAGGAATTAGCCGATTTTTTAAACATGATGATAATAAAGGAGTGGAAAAGTGAATAACATACATGACGAGTCGGGGATTGAAAGCAATAAAAACCAGTGTTTTGTGGAAAACAACATAGAAACGTGGAAAAAAATCGAGTGGATAGCCAATATGTACGGATATGATGCGCAGAGCAGACAATGCATGGAAGAGGCGGCTGAGTTAATCCAGGCTATCAACAAGAGGTGGAGGAAAGCGGCATACGGGGGAAACGATAAGGAGATTGCAGCGGCAGAGGAACGCATAATAGACGAGATGGCGGATGTCATAATCATGTTATGGCAGCTCAAACTTTTATTAGGGGTTAGGGAGCACGTTCTGGAGGAAAAGATTGAGGACAAGCTAAACAGACAGTTAGAGAGGATGAAAGGGGCCTATCCACAAAAAGCAGCGGAAAATAAAAATGTAGACTATGAAAATATCATACTGACACCGCAGCAGATGCGGATAATAGACGAACTGTATATTGAAAAATGCAGAGAAGTCAATTATTTAAGAAAGGCATCAATACTAATACTGGAAACAAAAGAAGAAATTGCGGTTTGGAATCAGAAAATGTGCCCAATGGCAAAACAGGATTATTGGCCTGTGTGCATGGCATATGATACAAAGACCGGGAAATGCACCGGAATTATTGCTTGCCAGTATAGTCCATACGACCAGAAAGGAAAACAGACATCATGAAATGCGATATGTGTGATTGCCATACATCAAAGATAGTAAAAATCAGAAATCACAAGAATGGAAACGAGCTGAATATTTGCCGGGGTTGCGCCGTACAGAATGGCTTTATAAAAAAGCCGTCAGATACCCACTGGGAATGTAAGTATTGCGATTGCACAAGAGGGGTTCCGTATGCGGACGAACCGGATTTCATGGTATGCGCCCGGTGTGGAGCCGAGTGGGAAGATTGTAAGATGTTGGTTGATGATGAATATTAACTATTTTCGGATGGAGGCAGAGGGATGAAAAGAACGACAATAGAAAAGCCTGCCGGTGAAATGAACATGGTAGAGTTGGCACACAATTGCATGTATGCAAAAGACCGGTGGGCATGGTACAGGGATTATGATTCGGACATGGATCTGCGGGACTTCATTCGCAAATTCAGCGAGGCAGAGGGTGCAAGCGAACTGCCGGAGGACAATGAAGCATTGTCTGACATCCTCATGGACAATCTGCAATATGGTATCAATGACCCAGATGGTCGCACTGCATTGGTATACCGCCTTATGTGGGCAATGGCAGACCTACGGGAAACGCTTATGGAATATGAGAACACGGGCGTGAATCCGAAGGAAATAGAAAATCTGCTACATAAGTGGACTCCGGTAAAAAAGGAATTACCAGAGACATACACAAGCGATAGACTTTGGATTAGTATTCAATATCCCAACGGTTATTCACGCACAGTCGAGGGAAGGTATGACAAATTTAAAGGTGAATTTCTTTATGCAAATCAGAAACCAGTCAAAGATAAGGTGATTGCATGGACGGAGTATAAACCACCTGCCTGCTATTCTGGGCAGTGACAGTTATATTAGGCTGGCAGATAGGCAATAAAAAAGAGCAGAGAGCAGATAACGCAAGAGAGCGCAACGGGTGCGCCGTTACCAGAAGCGGACGGCAGCCAGGGCCGTTGTTAGGGCATAAGCCGAAGTCGGAATGCCGGTACTGGCAATTTTCTAATCGTAGCTTATAACACAGCAGCGCATACCGGTACCTGATTCGCAGGACCGTGACTGCGTAAAGATAGCTGGCATGGATCTGGTGTATGCACAACCAGTAAGACCAGCAGCGGATGTGCCTATGGAGAGATAATGGAGGACCATACGGCCAGGGGTTCCGGTCTGGCGCACATCCACTATATTAAGATTTAG